AAAGACTCCCGATGAGTGGTCGGCCCTTGAATCCAACACACAGTCTCTCTACAACATGGTCTATTACCAATCTGTGGAGGAAGAGGTGGCCTCAGACTACCCCGGGGCGGTCGCCCACACAAGGGTCACTGATGTGATTGAGAATGAACTCGATGCGCACGGGCAGATCCAATGGGAGGATCACGCCACAGAGACTGAGAAGGCATACAAGGTGAGATATCTCACAGCTTCAGGTGCCCAAACAGATTCCGCAAATGCGGTGCACATAGCGGCCTTCGTGGGGTGCACGTACCATTGTGGCTAAGTCCCGATTTGAGACCGAAGGTCTCTGGTCGTACATGAAAAAAAAAACAAACTTCTTACAAATTGTGTTCCAGTTTGTAACAAGCCACACGAGGGGTTTGGTCTTTTAAAAAAACCTCCTCTTATATTAAATGCCTATTGCATCACCGATCGGGTTTCTTGATGTCGTCAACGCAACCCTTCGGGCGTCTCAGGTTGAGACGACAAGTAGATTAACTGTGGCCAACACAGCTGCTACTAAGAATTTTTCAGTAGGTGACCGATTTCATGTAGATAAGGACTCTGTAGATCCAGTGAGTGTCACAGGAAATGTCGTCGCTTCAGGAATCAAAATTTCCAATCTCACTATCAGTCCAATATTTGATTTAGGAGCCGTTTCTAACGTAGGAAATACAACCTCCAATACCCTCCAATTTGCCAATGCTACCACATCTTTCGTGGCCTCCTCAAACGTCGAGATTGGTGGGAATATCACACTCACCTCGAACGCCCAGGTGAAGGTTGGTTCCAACGTCCTCGCGGAATATACGGGACCTCATGGGAGGGATCCAACAACTCCGTTGTTGAAAAAGTTCCCCGAGATTGTTTTTGAAGAGGGGAAGTTTGATAGGAATGATACGACTAATACCTATGTTCAAGCGGGGTATACTGTGACGGCGAGTAGTCAATACAATGCATCCTACGCGGTGCATCATACTTTTAATGACGTGCTCCAAGATATTGAAGCTGGTGCGGGTGGTATTTTATGGACTTCCGCCACTTCTACGTACCCCGCCGCAGGTGGTGATTACATTGGTACAACTCATGGTATAGGTACAACTTACGGTGAATTTATTAAATTAGAATTACCATATAAAATCAAACCTAAAGAAGTTCGTATATTCCCGCGTACATTTCAGGGTGGTGGTGCGGGTAACTCTCAAAGTCCTGCACAATTTAAGATTTTTGGAAGTAATGATAATTTTTCATCGGAAATAGTTGAACTTTACCACCAAAATACAGATTGGGTTAACAACGAAACGTGGGGAGTCTTTGATATTAGTCACACAACTCACTTTAAACATTTCGGTATCGTTTTCACTAAAACAAATGGAACTAACATTGTAGGCGTCCAAGAAATAGAATACTACGGCTACGAAGAGCCCGCACCACCCGGTGACCTTTCGTTGGATACGACCCTAAAGTCGACGTTCAACTCCGTTCGGTCGAACAATTACGTGATGTATTTCGATGGGGAGGACCCGGCTGTCGGGAACGTCCCTAAGTATCTCCCAAGTGGTTCGGCTAAGTCTATCACCCCAAACAATGTGGTCTTCGACGCGACAAACAATTGCTGGAGTCTCGATGGCTCCACGGAGAGTAACGTGACCACAGGTTCCCTTGGTTTCGAGGGTGATGCGCCACACACAGTCTCCACTTGGATCAACGCCTCGAATCTGGAGGCGAATGCCTTGACCCAACAGCTCTTCAGTATAGGGTCGGGGTACGATAAGGCTTTCCTTAAAGTTGACGATACCCAAATCGCCGCGAACACGTGGCACAACGTGACCTATGCGTACCAAGGTGAAGGTGGGTCCAAGGTGACCTACGTGGATGGACGGAAGGTTGAGGAGTCCCAAGTTGAGGATACCTTCGGGGACTACCCACCCTTTGCCATGACGGACTATGAAGTTGGGGGGTACAGGGTCAGTGCGAGTAACGAAGGTTTATCACCTGATTTCCTGGCCTGGTATGCATTCGATGCACTTGGTACCAATAACAATAGTTGGACACCTGGCAGCACGTATAGTTCAGGAACTCCAGCTACGTATCCAGGATCAGAACGCTTACCTGGTGTGGACACTAGTGGCGCAACTATCCCACTCGGAGAATGGCTGAAATTACAATTACCTTATAAACTTGTACTCTCTTCTTTACGATTTAACTCTAGGAGTACAACTCAATCCCCAAAAGATTTTAAAATTTACGGCTCAAATGATGATTATAATTGGGATCTCCTTCTTACAGGTGTTGGGACCGGGGCTAACCCGAATGCAAATCTATCAGATACGGTTCGAGGCGATGAATTTGCAGTGAATGCTACGAAGGGGTACAAATATTTAGCTATGTCTGTCCAGACTGTGATAGGAAATGCATATATGCACATTGCAGATCTCAAATACTACGGCCACAAGGAAGGCGACCTGACCCGATTCCCCGAGCCGACGCGGGTGCTCAAGTATCCACACATTGCGATGACTGGTCCGGCTCAGAGGGGGTATGTGGTACAAACATCTGGAAATAATGCCACATCAAATGATGGGTGGAAAGCTTTTAACGGTGTAGGATTTAACGGTCAAACAAATGCAGGTGATCACTGGATTACACCTGATTTATACACATATAATACAGGTGCATTTGAACATGCTAGTACCGCTATATATCAACCTCTCGGCACTGGGGCAACGGGTGCGGGTGCTTGGATCGCCATTAAATCCCCAAACAAAATTAAACTCACTAAACTTCGTGTAGATAACGTAAGTAAGGCAGGTTTTAGAGATTATACCGTTCACGGAAGAAATGGTGGTGGTGCAATAGTAGGTGGAACATCGTGGTCTTCCGCTTTACTTACAGTGACGGAAGAAGGTTCCGGATACTCACAAAGCGGAAACTACGTGTTTACAGAAACGTCACATAACATATCCATAAATGATTATTACAATGAATTTATCATTATCATAACTAAGAAAACACCGGCTAGTGGTACAGGTGATAATTTTTTACTCATGCGCGAGTTAGAGTTCTACGGCACAGAAGAAAACACCGGCACCCCCGCGATAGTGGGTGGTCCCTTCGCGGGTAAGGTGGCGAACTTTAGGGTCTATGACCAGTACTTGGGTGACGAACGGATCCAAGAGATTTACGATGCACAAAAGGATGCGTTCGGGCACAAGAAATCCTCGATGACCTTCTACAAAGGTCGCGTAGGTGTGGGCACGACCGAACCCGAAGGCGCCTTGACGGTCGTGGATGAACCCCATGCTTTGGCAAAGTTCCCCGCGAGGGCAATCTCTGCGGACGATTCGTACGATGAAGGGACTGGTCAAATCAAGTTAAGTGCCGCGGATGGGTCGGGGTACCAGGCTTTCGATGGTCTCACTTCAACTTCGTGGGACTCAACACCCACCCGAAACACCCGAGTCTCCGAAGAAGTTGATTTCGGGGCATGGCTCAAGATTCAAACCCCCGAATCCATGAGTCTCAAGAAGGCTGAGATTGAATCGAAACCTGATTGGATGCGGGTTGGGAGTGAGATTCTTGGGTCCGCGGCAACTACCAACTTTGGTAAATCAGTTGACTGTAATCATGATGGTACACGTATAATTTCTAGTGCGTATCAAACTGCCTCGTCTCCGGTAGGTGAAGTACGTGTATACGACTGGAATGGTTCTGCGTGGACGCAAGTTGGTAATACTTTAGCTGGACCACAATCTTCACCTACACAAGGATATTTTGGAGAAACTTCAGTAAGTATATCAGGCGATGGTACTATAATAGCCGTTGGGTCAAGACTAGAAGATCCTGATGGTGGTACCGATAAAGGTACTGTTCGGGTTTTTTATTTGAGTGGTTCTACATGGACTGTTCTACCAGATTCTGGTAGCGAAACAACTAATATAGGAACGGGTACATCTGCGCTTCGAAATGATATTTTCGTAGGTGCATCTAACTCCGATCAACTCGGTTACCAAACTAAACTTTCGTATGACGGTAAAACTATACTCATGACCGCACCAAATTATGATGACCTTACTAACGGTGTAGATTCTGGACAGGCTCGTATTTATACGTATTCGAATGGTGCGTGGTCCAGGAAGGGTGACTTCTTAGTTGGTAGTCTAGATGATCATCTTGGATATTCAGCTGATATGTCCGAAGATGGAAACTGTATTGTTTTAGGTGGATTTGGTGGAAATAACAATAACGCGTGGATTTATATATGGGACGGAACATCATGGGTAAACCGCGGTGCTTCGGGTACAAATCCCGCTTTTACACGAACAGACAGTGACCAATTCGGAAAAAGTTGTGCTATAAGTAATGATGGTACGGTGATTGCATTTGGTGTATTCAATGCTGATATTGCCGATGGTGCACTTTCTGATAACGGTGGTATAGTACAGGTATATCACTGGAGTGGTACACAGTGGGAACTAAAAGGAACGCTCCACAACAAAGACGCTACAGATGATACTTTTGGTTCGGCTGTGAGTCTATCTGGTGACGGAAAACGGTTAATAGTGGGTGCTCAAGATGATGATACGATTTCGGCTAATAACGGTCGTTTATACACGTTCGAGTACAATGGTTCTGCATGGGTGAGAAGAGAACCCTTTGCGAGCATCGGTATTACTTCTGACGTCGGCGATGATACTGAAATAGGGAGAGTGCGGACGGCTGTTATTTCTAGAGATGGTTCAGTTATTGTTTCGGGAGAACGTGGATTCAATTCTATAAACGGGAGTGATTCCGGTCGCGTTCGCGTCTTCTCGATGCCCTCGAACATCAAGAGTATTTGGGGAAGTAATGATGATGTAAACTGGACAAAGATCGTAAGTGGTCCTACCCGTGAAGAGGCAACTTCAAACGTCGCTGGACTCGCGTTTGGCTATGATGACCGCCTAGAGTTTAAGAATTTGGATAACCCCAACTATTACAAGTACCACGCGATCGTCGCGGATGCGTTCACGCGTCTCAAAGATATCAAACTCTTTGGGATCCGGAACCAGGGGTCGAGTACCCTCCACGATGGGACCTTGACCCTCTCCAAGAACTTGGATGTTCCTAGGATCGGGCCACCCCCAGATGCCGATGATACACCCCGAAGGGACAGACTCGTGGTGGAATACAACACCTCCACGAACCCCGTGGAAAATGGGGCTGTTAGGGATACGAGTGGGAGGGGGTTGGATGGTGTTTTTACTACGGGTGCCGGTTACGATGCTACAGAAAAAGTACTCACATTTAACGGTGCGTCAACTTCGGGTATAACTGTCGGTGGAGCCACCGGTGTTGGTGGTGATAAACCATTCAGTTTTGGTTTATGGTTCAATATGACATCTTATAACAATAATGGGGCAAATTCTTTGGTAACTTTTGGTAATCAAACTACTAATGCACAATTTCTTTTAACGATTGATCAGTCCAATGGATTAATATACGGGCAATTTTATGGTGCATCCGTGAGTATCCCTATTTCTGGGGGAGTACAATTGGGAAATTGGTACCATTTTGTTTTATCATACCCGGGTGGTGGACATTTCAACATGTCTCTATATTCTAACGGCGTGAAGGGTACTAATACAGAATATGGTGGAAATGTAACTGGATTGATTCCTCAAAACGCTGCAATCGAAATAGGTAGGTACGCGTCATCTGGAAATCCGGGTTTTAATGGCAAAATGTCTAGTTTTAAGTTCTACGACACGGCCCTCACCGCCGAAGAGGCCAAGACCCTCTACGATATGGGTCGGTGTGATGAGGGTGGCCACGTCGTCAATTTCAGCAAAACTCGGGTCGGGATCGGCTTAGGGGATGAGGAGGCTCCGAGGGGGGCTTTGGATGTTAGAGGTGAATCTTATTTTAATAATGTTGGGGGAGTATTTAACGTGACTGGTAGAACCACGACACGACGATTGAATGAAATAAACTTTCCGATACCACCCATAAGCAGCACCAGGAAACAACAATTCTTTTGGCTCGCACAGTTTAATGAACTTCAATGGAGCTATTCAGAGTATTTACGATTTGAATACAATTTACATTATTCCAGACATCTTGACCAGCACAATAGAGGTGTAACCTCTGGTGGGTACGCAATCATAGCTACAAGGTCTCAAGGCGCGACGGGTACAGGTACACAATCTGATAACGAATCACCAGTTGTGAGACGCGTTGAATACAGTTCGTACAGGGGATTCGCGGAAGGTCCTAATTTTTACTATGTACGAAACAGAACTAGATCAAAGGGGTATCTGGTAATGGGTTTTAGAAGTACCCGAGGATGGACCCCAGCCCAAGGTGCTAGAGTAACAGGAACAATACAATACAATGGAAACCTCGATAACATAGACACCTTTAACGGAACTGTATACAAACATGGATCCGAGGCGACAACGGGAAGTATAACTGATCACGCAACTTTATTTCCTTCGACCACACTTCCCAAAAATTTTGTAGCTCAGTCCGGTGACACTGTTACACTTCACCAAGCTAGCGAATCTACTACGTACTTCACTGGTCAACACACAACGTATATCGAAGATTTACCCGATTTAACAAATCATGAAAATAATAACGGTTTAATCGTTTCATCGAATAAAAATGACTACATTCATTTAACGAATCATAAAATTCGTGGAAAAGAAGCGATCACACAAGACGAATCTCTTCCAATTACATCTTTGAGTACACGACAAAACGACAAAACATGCTTTGGTGTAATGTCATGTAAACCATTTAATGAATATTCTGAAAAACGCTTTTGTGTCGTAAACTCTTTAGGTGAAGGTGCTATTTGGGTGCTGAATACTAACGGCAATCTAGAGGCGGGTGATTATATTACCACATCTAACGTGACTGGTTACGGACAAAAACAAGATGATGATATTCTTCGAAATTACACCGTAGCTAAGATTACAATGGATTGTAATTTCAATCCAGTAAGTCGACCTATTAAAGAGATACTTAGATCAGAAAATGGTGAATATATCTTAGATGAGGACGACCAAATACAATGGACGGATACCAACGAAACCGAAATGCAGTATAATATTAGATACGTAGATGCTAATTGTACAATCATATCCCAAGATGAGTACACGACAAAACTTTCAGAAGGAGAAAATGTTTATATAGCTGCATACGTCGGCTGTACCTATCACTGTGGTTAAAGCATTTAAAAACTAAAATTTATTATAAATAAAGTGATGACATTTTTTCATTTCCCATCACATTTTGTATACTGGGCACAAATACCCGAACATGAGGAACTGAAAAAGATTCTCATGCCCATTATACAAAATTTTGAAAGTGATATAAAAAATAATAAACCATTTTCAGCATGTAACGTGAAATCCAGTTTCGAATGTGAAAATGATAATGTAAACTCATTTTTAAGAGGTAAAAAAATAGAGGGTACTCTTGTTTGGAAACCATTGTTTCAAATGTTAAACGAGATAAATAATAAGGGTGGTATGTGTCCGATACAGGCGGACAATTTTTCAGTGTCAACTGCTTGGTACAATATATATAATAAAAACGATTTTCAAGAGCTACATGATCACGATTCGTGCAGTGTACGTGATATGAATCGCATAGTTCACCCATGTTTTTCATTAATATACATACTTCACGATCAATCAAATACAAACTCAACAGTTTTCCAGAAAAAGGAATCCCCATGTTTTCCACGAAAAACCGTCATAAATTTCGACACTTCACAAGAAAATACAATCAGTGAAGGAACGGTTATCATATTTCCCTCAGATTTACCTCACTTAGTAAAACCATGCTTAAAAGATGGAAGAGTAACAATTTCATATAATGTAATGGCCAACTACGAATAACCAGTGAACCCGGTTTGGCCCGTCCAGCCAACTGCGTAGCAGTTGTTCCTCGTCCCAATCGACTCCGTCGATTGTCCCCTTTCCCCCAGTCTCACGATTGGCCTACGGCCAAGTGTGAATTCTTTCCTCCCCTTATAATAAATGTCGTACTACTCGAACATCGTGAGTATCGTTCAGTCCAACGTCGTTTCTAACGTCACCGTGGCTGAGTATTCCAACCTATCAGTGGACGACCAGGCCAACTATTTGGAGTGTAGCTACTACTCCTCGAATAGCGTGGGGTACTACTCGAATCTCATGGTCTATGATGGAATCAATGTATTCTCCAACATTTCCTCGAATGCCTATAATGAATTGACTCCCGATCAGCAGAGTGGGTACACACCTGTGCTAGAGTATTCGAATGTCACGACCACGGATAGTCCTCATCACTATATTAAGGTGATCACACATTACTCGAACCTCGTGGTTTCTAATGTTGTGACCTACTCCAACATAGACGCGAATGCTTACGCAAATCTCGTGACCACCCGACCTTCCTTCACAGTGTTCCGGAAATACGTTCCAAGTGGATACTTTGAAATTTCGGTCCAAGAGTATGCTGCAAAGTCCCTTGAGGAACGGACAGAATACGTCGCTGAAACTATTCCAGAGATGATTACTTCTAATTTACAGGGGTTCTATACCCTCGTTTCGGGTTCTGAGTGAACTCGTTCCACTCACTCGTTCCAAGTGCTTCGCACTTGACCCCCTTTCCCTTTCACTTCTTACAAACTACTTTTGTCCCAGTTTGTAACAAGTCTCATTAAGTAACGACTTCGTCGTTTGGTAATGAATTCTTTTCCTCCCTTATATTAAATGTCGTTCGATCCACCAGAAGGCATTCTGGACATTGGGAATGCCACACTTCGGGTGGGAAAACTCGAAGTCGCTGAAACCTCAGGTCTGAACCAGGGTCTACAGAACATTATTAAGAATGACCTACTCATAACTGAGAATACAGAATATGCCAGCTCTAATACATGGGGTATCAAACTCCCTACAACTTGGGTCGCTGAATTTGATGTTAAGGGTCATTCTACCACTAAATATGTAGAGTTTAACTTTTACAATGAAGATAAGACTTCAAACGCTTTAGGATACCTTCTAAACTTTAAGGATACAACTTTGTCTTTGATGTACGATACAAGTTTATCCGAAGATCAAAATATTCTCGCCACAGCCACGATCCCTACTATTGTCGATACCTACAGAAAGGTCAATATCTTCTTTGAAAGGGGTGTGATCTCCGTCTCCATAGATGGAACTCAGTACCTGTACCACAAGGAAACGGATGGTTACAACCAAGGTCTCGGTGTCGCTTCACGTGTCGTGAGCGCAACTGGTGGAGCTTTCGTGAACCTCTTCATAGAGGAGAATGCCGCAAACTCAAAATTCAAAAACCTTAGAATCGTTAACGGACGATTCATATCCGATAAAACGAGTAACATCGCGTTCATGGGTGGTAACCTAGGCGTGGGTGTGAACTCCCCCAAAGAAGCCCTCGATATCCGGGGGAACATGCACCTCACGAGGGTCTCCAACGTTTCGCAAATCAAGGTGGACTCCAACGTGGTCACCGAATACACGGGACCCCACGATCGACCCCTGCGGAAGTATCCGGAGGTGGCTATGACGGCGAATTCTGATAGTGGATATGTGGCCAGTGCGAGTTCAACGATAAACGATACTGGAGCCGCATACCCGTCATTCGCCGGAGATGGTGGAACGACGTCATGGACGAGTCAAAATAATTTATTCGATACTAACGATCCTTATACAGCTTTAAATGCGGCATCCTTATTCGATGGCCAACGTGGTGAATGGATTCAGTTACAATTACCCAATGCTATCAAGGTTTCATATTTTAAGATAATACCTCGTTCTACAGCCGGTGGCACAAACGCCGCCCCCGAAGACCAGACTAAACGTGGCTCTTTATATGGTAGTAATGATGGAACGAACTTTACTAAACTTGTTGACTATGGCGACCTTGATTATGGTGGTGCAACCGGTCAAAATGTTCAAATTATACATGTTAACGCGACTGAACATTATAAGTATTTGAGACTCTTGTGTACTGCCCGCTATGGAAACTTTAATAATCAGCAGTGGGTTGGTGTTGGCGAACTCGAATACTACGGCCACGAAGAAGGCAGTGGCTCCCTAGACACCACCCTAAAGTCCGTGTACAACGTGCCGGCGACCACGGGGACCCAGTTGGAGGTCTACTATGATGCGAAGGATTTGGCGGACGGGGCCGTGACTTCTATAGAAGACCTTTCCCCAAATTCGAATGATGGGTCACCAACCGATGTCAGCGTCTCCGATGGAGCTTTTGTGTTTAATGGAACATCTTCACTCATGGAGAAAACGAGTCTGTCTATACCTGGTAGTGACAACCCATTCACAATTAGTTTCTGGTTAAAAAATGACGATTTTGACAGTAATCAATATATTTTGAGACTTGGTATTAACCAGACTATATATCAAACTGTAGCCATATACAAGAATTCTTCAAATCAAATTATTTTTGCGTCATGGACTTTAGATTTTCCTATTGACTACACATTCACAACTAATCAGTGGAATCACATATCTCTCGTGTACCCCGGGGGTGGATGGAAACAATCAAATTTGATTGCGTATATTGATGGAAGACCATATACTTTCGGTGGTAATGTATCTAGTGGTGGAGTGGGCGGAACTGTCCTATCACTGGCAACTTCTTTAACACTTCGTTTGGGTGGATTTGCAGCTGGGAATACACATTTAGATGGTTCCATCGCGAACTTCCGTCTCTACTCCAAGGCCCTGAACGCTGGGCAGGTCCAGGAACTCTACGATTACCAAAAGGATTACTTTTTGGGGTCCAAGTCCCAAGTGACCCTGTACAAGGGACACTTGGGCGTGGGGGTCACCGAACCCTCGGGGCAATTGGAACTCGCGGGAGATGAGCGAATCCAAGAGTATCCTCCGGGTCCTATGGATGATCATGAGACTTTGATTCCGGGACATGGGGTTTTTGAAGTGTATTCATCAGCAAATGGTAATACAGGCTTTGAAAATTGGAACGCATTTGATAAAGTCAGTAACCCCGGTTGGAGTGTAGCTGGGAATTTCACAAGTGGAAACTATACCGGAAGTTCTTATTTAGGTGACTATAAAGGAGAATACCTAGTTTTAAAATTACCATACGCTATAAAATTAAAGAGTATTGGAGTGATTCCAAGAAGTGCTGTGACTGATAGATATCCATCTGATTATACGATTGTTGGTAGCAATGATGGCAATGTGTGGTCTAGTTTAAAATCATTTTCGGGTCTTACTTATACCGACACACACCAAACTATAAACAGTGATATCACATACTCATATTTCGGTATGGTTGTGACTAAATTAAATCAAACTAGCACCGGTGACCGGATTATTTTAGGTGAATGGCAACTCTTCGGCACCCCCGGTCCCACGACCCTCGATAAGGGTTCGTTGAGCCTCACCAGGTCCCTCGATGTTCCCCGCATTTCGCGGTACGACGTGGATACGGAAACCCCGAGACCCGAGAAGTTGGTGGTGGATTTCGATACTAACATCCCCCCATTTAACAATCAGTTCATCGAGGATAAAAGTGGTAGAGGAAATGATGGGACGTTTTACAACGGTGCCTCCTACTCCCCAGCCGATAAAGCATTCGTATTTAATGGGACGGATGATTATATTAAATTAGATCCGGGATTAACGGGTAATGTTGTTCACAGTATATCGATGTGGGTCAAGGCTGTAGCTGATCTTGACACGGGTAGTATAGATGTAGTTTTGTATTGGGGAGCAGGTGGATCCGGAAGTCACAGGGTCGAGATATATATGGCTGATGATATTATAAGTTACAATTTCGCTTCCAATGATTATAATGTGACTTTTCCCGCCAATACATTAGTAAATGATAGATGGTATCATTTAGTATTTACATATAATGGAGTTGGTGGTGCTTCTGGACGGGAAATTTATATAGATGGTGTACAACAAATAGGTAGTCACACAGGAAGTACAGCTGTTTTAACACTCGCGAATAGTGACTTGTACCTGGCGAGTAATTTCTCGCCAGGCGGTCAGTACCATTTTGGTGGCCAAATCTCCAACTTCAAACTCTACGACGTCGCCCTCGAACCCTCGGAGGTCCAAAAGTTGTACCGATTGGGCCGAACCGGGCGGTCTATGATTTTGGCGGATACATCCTTACAAATTGGGGCGGGTCTACACGATTCGATCAACACCACCGGAGGCCCTCGCGCCACTTTAGATGTTCATGGAAGTATACTCGCATCATCAACTATCCATGGGATGTCAGGTAATTTCCATAAAATGCTTGGATATGCACGCGGTGGTGGTCAAGCTGACCATCATAGAGCTGATAACTGTCTAGTGGCTATGGGAGGTATGACTGTAGCAGGTGGAGGAAATTACGCTTCGGCTGCTTTCATTATCAGGAAGTCGGGGTCGTGGATGCCTTTTATAGTTGAATGTTATCATGCGGGTAATAATTCGAATAGTGCTTCAATGTTTGGGAGACAAGCTGTACTTTTTGGAGCCATCAACGGTACATCTATAACACCTTCTAACGGTTCAGCATATTCCGGCTCCAGCACCTCTGGGATAACTCTGAGTGCAGCAGCACGTGGAGATGGACATGTACTATTCAATGTTTCCGTCAACAGAGAAGGTAGAAGCTATGGTGTTATGATGTGTAGATTAACTTATTACTACGGTATCAAAGGGAGAGTGTATTAAAAAATAAACTCACTCTATTAATATATGAGTGACACTCCAAATATACCCCCTCGTATTCCAATTGATCGTACTAGATATATCATAGATCGCACAACGAAAAATGGTTGGACACATGCAGATGGAGATTTTTGTGATCCTGATGACATAGATAACTTTATCGTGATTCCCATACCAGAAGAAGACCGGAGAAGAGCTGCGATGATTCATTCATTTACTCTTGATCAGTATATAACAGAAGATGCTGATGGAAATTTCACAGTTGACCTTTATTCTGTTGAAACCGAAAACAAACTCAAACGACAGAATATACAAGGAATAATACAAGAAAGAAATGTTAAAATAGCCGAAACAGACTGGACTCAGCTCGCAGATGTATACATGGACGGTGTAACACGTGGTAAATGGAATGATTATAGGCGTCAATTACGTGACCTTCCTAGTACAGGAATTACATATGACGAAGATTTCTTCCCAGTAAATGTAAACTGGCCTACACCTCCCCAGTAATCGAATCTCATTTTATGTGATAGTGAACACTCGGTATCAAAGTGCTTCCAGCACTTAAAAATAAACTCTCACTATATTATAAAATGTCTGGTGGTATTGCCCAACTCGTAGCCGTCGGAGCCCAGGATGTGCACCTCGTCGGTCAGCCCGAGGTGTCTTTCTTTAGGTCCACCTACAAACGTCACACTAATTTTTCCCAAACTGTCGAGCGTCAAGTCATCCAAGGCAACGTCTCCAACAATGGCATGTCCACCGTCCGCTTCGAGCGCAAGGGTGACATGCTCAACTATGTCTACCTCGCCCCCAACAGTGGCACCGCTTCCACGGCCATCGGTGACTGGACCGATGTAATTTCCAAGGTGGAACTCCTAATTGGGGGTCAAGTTATTGATGAACAGGATGTCACTTATTCCAGTCTCATCGCCCCCCTTCTTTCTGCGACCTCCTCCTCCAAGTCGGTCGCTGGTAACCTGTACGGTGGTGCTACCGCGGAGCGTTTCTACCCTCTCCGTTTCGCTTTCTGTGAGAACTGGCAGACTGCCCTTCCTCTCATCGCCCTCCAATATCATGATGTCGAGCTTCGCATCACTTGGGGTGCGTCGGCAGCCTCTCATACATGGGATGTCTACGCGAATTATGCCTACCTCGATACCCAGGAGCGTGAGCTGTTCGCTAGTCAGCCCATGAACCTTCTCATCACCCAGGTTCAAAAGGCGATCTCTTCCGGTTCCAAGATGCAGGAACTCAACTTCAACCACCCCATCAAGTACCTGGCCTCGGCTAAGGCGCACACCGATGGTTCCGGTTTGGCGCTCGATATCCTCGACAATGATAACAAGCTCAAGCTTCAGATTAACGGTACCGATGTCACCGACTTCAAGTTCGCTGACCCCAACTACACCACCGTACCTCTCTACTACCACACAACCAACGCCTCTACCCCCGCGGTTCCCAAGTCCCTATTCTTCTACCCATTCTCCCTTGATTGCGGTAAGCTCCAGCCTACTGGCTCTCTCAACTTTTCCCGCCTTGATTCCGCCCGTATCGTGTGTGATAAGCAAAATGTCACCTCTGATCTGTACGGCGTAAACTACAACGTTCTCCGTATCGAGAATGGTATGGCTGGTCTTTTATATTCTAACTAATTAATAACAATGTATTGGAAGATCATTTTCCTCCTCGCCATCGTTTTTGTATTGACGTATGATCCTAAATCCAGGACACTCGAAAAGTTCGTTGGGCATCCCTCCCCATCGACTGATAAGTGTTGTCAGCCCACGCATTACGAAGCCGTTCAATTCGCGCATAGCCCGTACGATTGCCCTACATGTCCTCAACAGACTAACGCGGGTGTAATTACTTAAAAAGATAAAGAGTGTATATTCTATAATGATTCCTATTAATCGTGACACCATGATGCTAGTTGCCACAGTGGTATGTGTAGCCGGTCTTCTCTTTCTGTTCAGGGAGGTGAACAAGACGAAGCAGGAAGTTGAGCATATGAAAGACTTTTCCGAGTACGTTTCCAAGAAACTCGAGGCTCCCCAGCTGGTAGCGAAGGAACCTGAAGCTGAAGCTGCAGAGGAAAAAGTGACCGAATAATCATATCGACTTATTATAACTTGCGAATGCGCAATGAAAAAGTACAAAGCTATAGCAATTCCCGTTAGTTTCGCTGATGGGAAACCACGGTTTCTCACAGTGCGAGATACAAGATTTAAGGATTGGATATTTGTCACAGGAGGATGCAGACGAAGAGAAATTTTAAACCCTATTAGATGTGCCCTAAGGGAACTAGAAGAAGAAACTCGAGGTGTTGTTTCATTAAAGAATGGACAGTACACGGAGTTTAAGTTTATACATAAAGAAAGTCCTACAGTTGATCTGGAATACAATGTTTTCATCTTTTTTGTAAACTACAGTCGTTCAGAACAACAGGGGCAGATAAAGAAGTTTTATGAAGAGAAACATAAGACAAATGTTAAAAAGTCTTTACGACAACCAATAAAAAAGACATACGATGAAAACGATTTTATGAGTTACGATACACTCGAAGAATTTAACGCACGTAAGCGATGGTCACTTATCATAGATAACGTGATAAAGAATCCGGAATTCTATGCGTGTATGAGTTCTTTGAATAGAAAAACATTTTCTATTAAATAATGAAGTCTAAGGTTTACATCATTTCCGAAATTCGCAAACTACTCGAACAGAACCGTGGGTTATGTGAAGAAGAGATTGAACAGTGGGTCATTGATAATGATAAATTGACGGTGTGTCAACTTTTAGAACTTAAAAACGATCTCTCGAAGGGTAAAGAATATAGAGATGTATCTTGTATGTCGTGGTTTAGAGAAGAGGAACAATAACAAGGTATGTTCAAGAGTTGGTGTGCGACTCAAAAATTTAATAATGCAACCAATCTATCACATGTGCTCATGGACGGTGGTGTCCTTTCCGTGCCATTTGATAAATTGAACGTCTTCTATGAGAAGTATATAGAGGCGGTGAACCAAGGTGAAAAGTTATTCGTCGTGGAACAGAAGAGTAAGACGTATAACTTCTTTGTTGACTTGGATTACAAGGGAGATGAATCGCTCACGATTGAAGAAATCAAAGATATCTGTAAAGTCATTTGTGATAAAGTGAAAAGACATGGTGGTAAAGAATGTCTCGTATCTGTCGCACCACCCAAAAAGAGTGGTACAAAAATGAAAACAGGTGTACATCTCAATTGGCCGGGTCTCATCGTAGATCAAGCTTCGGCTATCGCACTCAGGGAACACATTCTGATATCACTCACCAGGGCGAAGGGTTCTTATAATTGGAGTGATATTGTGGATGCCGCAGTCTATGGGAGTGTTTCTAGACAGGCGAAAGGAAGTGGATTTCGTATGCCGTGGTCACTCAAGTTGGTAAAGCATGATGCTTGTGGGGGGCAGGGTTGTGAAGGATGTAATTTCAAGCGAAAGATTGAACAACGTCCCTATTTACCATTATTTGTCTATAAAAATGGACCCCTGAGTACCCTGCTTAATATCAGCCAGAACCCAGATGTTGATGTTTTGAAAATGTCAGCAGTAAGAACAGATGAACCCCAGAATACAGTAATTGACAATCCTTCAGTCAAGGTAAAAGAGGAAGGTTCGTTCTCGTTAGCACAGACCAAAGATGAAATTCAAAATGAAGAGTTAAAGTCTATGCTAGAAGCCTTCGTGAGAAAGAATATGGAGGGACAAGATCATTCCATAATTACAAAGATGTTTAAACATAACGATACGTATCTCGTTTCGACGACATCCAAATATTGTGAGAATTTGAAAAGGGAGCATGGATCCAATCATGTCTGGTTTTTTGTCAGTGGAAAAGTGATTGCACAGAAATGCTTTTGTCGATGTGAAACGCTTCATGGAAGGAGGGATGGGTTTTGTAAAGATTTCTATGGTCGAAAATACAATCTCCCACCTTCAATCACTGATAAATTGTATCCTAAAAAGGAGGATATTAAAAAATGTCCAGAAATCAAAAAATTTGTGGAGAAACCTAAACTCAATCACGGTGCCGCGAAGGAAAAGGTAGAGACGTACATACGCAAGTGGATAAAAGGTCAGGAGAATACACAGGTGGTAAGCATAAATAAGGGGATCATACTCACGACATCTAACTTTTGTGAGACGATCAATGGTGAACACAAGGATGTCAATATGTCTTATATAGTAAAAAAGAATCAAATAAGCCAGAAATGCCCATTATGCAAACGTAACAAGTCTAGAATTCACGTATTAACCCCCGATGTGTTAAAAATGCTTAAACAATAATACAGTACATATACAAATGCTTAGGCGTTCGAGAAGAGTGATTAGGAAGCCAGTTCTTTATCAGCCTGTTGAGACTGTTCTTGAAGACGATTACGCAGCGGATGAATATGATTCGGGTCTAGATTCAGATACCGATATCGATACCGACGATGAATGTGTATCAGATGATGACTTTGAAGAAGATGATGATGATGCTGATGAAAACGGTAACCTCAAAGATTTTATCGTAGATGATGAAAGTGAAAGTGAGGAAGAAGACGCTTAAAAAAAACGAGAGCTATAATAGAAAATGGAAACCGATATCGGTAACCCCATCGAATATAACCCAACCTTAGACGAACAGGAGAAGAATGAAGATAATAAACAAGAAGAACAATATTATTTTCACCCGTCTGAAATGACATACGCACCGCCACCGGCTCCACCACCTCCCACAGAAGGCATGGACATATTCAAGAATATCGATAAATCGACATGGATTATCGCATTCGCAGTTTTTTTACTTGGATTTTTTATGGGGAAAACCATGCAACCAGTGATCCTCAGGTACAGTTGAGTACGCTACAAATGTACCTATATCACCGTAAACTGGTTTATTTTTCCCAGATTGATCCTTCTTTATTAGTTGAGTAGGATACCTGGGAATGATAAATGCATCATCCGTATCTTCAACAAACCCATCCGTGGTTGAAACCTTTACCTTTTTTACTTTTTTAACAACTCTTTTGTTTTTTGAATTCCAATTCGGTTCAAAAAACAAAATAAAGAACGCACTGACCAAAATGGTAGTGATTAGTATATTGAACATTATGTTTTAGTATATATGAATATTATTTACGCCGAGGTCTCCTCAGGTTCCTCTTCCTTGACATCCTCGAGCTCACGTTGTTTCTTGCGTTCCTCAACTTCAGCCGCGACAATCACATTCGCCTCCTTCACGAGATCTTCCATGGGAGAATCAGGCTTCTCCTTCTTGAGACGCTCGAGAACATCGGCGGGGTGGGAAATGGGTGCCTCATCTGGTTTGGTGTAAAACTGGGAATTGTCATCACCGGGAGCGTACGCAACCTTATCCTTCATCATACCCTGCTTACGCTCGTTAAACATACGGGCAGCCTGTGCCTGGTTATCCTTGTATCCAGACATAATCTCTTCGAGTTTCTCGTTGTTGTAGTGTACATCATCAATCTTTGTAGAATCTGGTGGAATGAGAAGCCACTTGTACATGTCTACGACATAGATATCGAAGGTTGTATCCTCCTTCTGAAGGCGCTTAGCGTGATTGGCCGCCTCATCGCGTGTAGCGAATGCACCACGAATCTTAATACCAAACTTATCATTCTTTTGGGGAGCCTCTGGTCCAACAATAGACAGACAAGCAAAAATCTGACCAGGGACTGTGGTGTAATCGGTTTCCAAAGACATTATATTTATGTAAGGCTTTAAAACTTTAAGCTACGAAACCTAAGTCAATTAAAAGAGTGAAGAGTATAAGAAATATGGAAGAGATTCGTAAAAATCATAACGATGCGAAAAGAGAACTCATACAGAGTGTCACTATGAGTGGTCAACATATACTCGATGTTGGCTGTGGTTTTGGTGGAGATCTTCAAAAATGGCACAAGTGTGGTGCAAATATAAACATGTGTGATCCTGAACCAGAAGCGCTGGTCGAAGCGCGTTCCCGCGCCAAAAATATGCACATGCGCGTCAATTTTTACGAGGGTGATATACACGCATGTCCTAAAAGAAAGTTTGATGTGGTGTGTTTTAATTTTTCGTTACACTATATCTTCGCATCCAGGGATCTCTTTTTTAGTTCGATACATGAAATTAAAAAACGAGTCAAACCTGGTGGATGTCTCATGGGTATCATCCCAGATTCAGAGAAGATTCTATTCAAAACACCGTATTTGGATGATGCGGGAAACTTTTTTAAACTCAAACAACACGGAGATGGTGGATTTGGTGAAAAGTTATTTGTAAATCTCGTGGACACACCATTTTATGCGGATGGTCCAAGATCTGAACCGGTAGCGTACAAAGATCTTTTGGTGACACACTTAGAAGAGTTGGGGTTTAGATTACAATTTTGGGAAGGACTGAAAGGAAATCCAATCTCAGAATTGTATAGCAAATTTATCTTTGTCTATAATAGATGATATTGTTTCTTATTTTAGTTTTAGTCAACGCTTATATACTACACAATATAACAGAACCCAGGGAATTTACTGAAGTCAAGGAAAAGTACAAGACTCTCAGAGATCATTTGCGTGAAACAAACAATGAGAAGTTTCACATGCTCGTACGACCTATACCACTCACGGGTCGTAAAGTGATGACAGATTCGGTAGGATTCAATGTCAATAAAGGATCTGAAATCACAATATGTCTCGATGGTAGTACGAATGAAATCTTTCATGTTCTCATACATGAACTGGCACATTCCACCGTCGAGGAGTATTCACACTCGGAACAATTTTGGGCCAATTACAACGAACTCATGGAAATGTGTATACAGATAGGAATTTACCAAAAGATCATAGAAAAGACTGAATTTTGTGGTCAGCATGTCCAGGATAAATAATCTCGTTTTATAGTAAATGAAAACACCACTTAACGTTTTACTCACTGCGATTGTCTATTGGTTCATCGTATTCGCCATCACCCGTGTACCAGCGTATTCTAAAAACTACTACGTCAATCTTGCCTTCCTGACAATTGTCATACCAAACACTATCCGAATGATAATGAGTTCCCAGCGCCTTCCTCAACTTCATGTCGATCGCGGTTTCTTCTTGACTTCCACTGTCTTTGCTTTCGTTCTCACCTATCTCATGAATAAGGTTTGGAAGCCTACTGAAGAAGCGCTCAAGGATCCCACGGTTGATAATACCAAAAAGCTTCAGTTAAGTACCTTGTTACTACTGACCTTTGGGGCCGGTGCGTTAATAACGTACTACACTGGTGTAGATAACTCTATATATAGTAATATGGGGTGGCAGACTGGAGCCATCGCTTAAGGCTTCACGACGTAATCCTTGACAATGTAAAAAGCAATCGCCGCAACTACACCCGTAGATGCTAAACCGACAACACTTCTACCCCCTTGTTCGTTAAGGAACTTGGGGATAGAGGTTGCGAGCTTATCTTGAATGGGCTTACTGACAGAAATGGCAGCACACAAACCAGCGAGTAGAGCGATGACATGGTCATCTGTGAGGTTAAGTGGGTATTTGTTAGCGGGTTTTTGTTCCTGGGCCTGTGCGGGTGCGGCATACATACCCTGAGGTTGCGCGGCAGCCATCTGAACACCCTGCATCTTGGGCTCTTCGCTCATCATAGGTGGTTCCATCATAATATCATTAATAGGGGTAGAATCCATTGTCTCTTTATGTTGACTCACATTTTTTTCAGGTGCAAAAGACGTAGATGGATTGTCGCGTAACGGGACCATTCCTTCTCCGTCGTCTGACAAATTAAGGGTATTGACCTGTCCGGAGGACATTTAATATACTCGCATGTTTTTCATGAAACTATAGGACGCAATTATTTTCTCTTCGTGACGGTTATAGCCGTTTTTCGGTTGGCCTTTTTAGCATCTTGTTCTTTTTGTTCTGCATGCTTTGAATTATACATCTTCTTATGCATCCCCCATAATTGAGGACTCCCAACTTTGAAATTCTTCCTGACTGTTGCCTTGTACCAAAAAACACAATCCTGAATCCTGTTAGACTTCACAGTATTGTCTAACACGAGACATTCATAATTTTCTGTACAGGCATCCATAACCTTACAGAACATATCGAAAGAAGGGAAGATACCAAAAAAGGATTTGTAAAGTTTCTCTCTATTTTGTATGATGTTCTCCCTGAGAATGAACACGTAATCCACATTAGCTCGTAGTGCTGGTGGTAAGTCCATCACATATTGCATCGTCAACATAAAGAAAATCTTCCAATGACGACCGTTCATAAAACACTGTCTAATGCATGTATCTTTTAGAAACTTTGAGTCATACATACAGTCGTCTAAGAGCATGAAAGCTCCGCAATTAGTTTTACCCGCACCTACCAATTTTCGCTGTCGCGCCATGACACGTTCGATCGCATCTTTATCATAGTCACCATAAATGAAGAGATCGGGTATGAACTCGGAATAAAAATGATTACCCTCCTCTGTTCCTGAAAGAACAATACCCGCTGGGAGGTGTTTCTTATGATACATGATATCTTTCACGAGGGTCGACTTACCTGTATTGCGCTTACCGATAAATACAATGACCTTATCATCCGCAATTGATTCAGGCTTGAACTTTTTCAATTGAAGATTCATTCTATTGTATCGTATCGTTTTATTTAACAAAATTTTACTCATATACAGTAGGAATGGCTGGTCGTCTGAGACTTGCCGCCACAGGTGTTCAGGATCAGTGGTTGACAGGTGAACCACAGTTCTCGTATTTCCTGATGAATTTCAAAAAGCATACGAAGTTTGCTATAGATACGATAGAGAGTCAGTTTGATGGTAAGATAGATTTTGGTGAAATCCTCGAGTGTAGTATTCCAAACGATAAGGGTGACTTGATTCGTAATATGACCCTGAAGGTTACACTCAGTGATCCCACACCTGATACAGCGGGTCGTAATGACACTGTCTGGTCTCCTTCAATTATGACACATCTCATAGAATATGCTGAATTAGTTATTGGTGGGCAAATTATTGAACGAATTACGGGGGAGTACATTTACTTACATCAGCAGCTCAATAACACAAATGACGATATTGAACAAACTCTATACTTCCTAAACGGTCATGGGAACATCCTGAGTTACCAAGGGCAGTACACATACTTCTTGGATTTACCATTCTATTTTTACAGAAACCCAACCCTGGCCATTCCAACCTGTGCACTCACTAAACAACTCGTAGAAGTTCGAATTAAAACTCGACCATTGACCGAGCTCATATATGGTGGTAAAGGTCTTTACGGACCTTCATATGAACAGGATATTTCTGGAACGATCAATAAGTTTTCCCTTGACACTGAATTCGTGTATGTGACTCCAGATGAGAGTAACTTTCTCAAGTCAAACCCCATCGATTATATAA